CTGGTCAAGGCTCATAGCCTCCATATCAACAAGTGGGGAATAAAATATAGACTCAACGGTATCCCCGTACTGAGAAGCTATAGTGTCATCAAGCAAGCCAAGGTTAGAGTTTTGATTATCGCCGTATATCCACCCCACCCTGGGGTCTAGAACACCGTTAACACCGCGCCATTTAACATCCGTCACAACGCCGGTTTTGACTATTGTCCAGGCATTCTCTTTGCCTAATTGTCTGGCAATCGTTAAGTTAAATAAAAGTGTTTCATTCGGTAATCTAACAATAATGAATTTGTCTTGATCTGAAACTCTTGTTTCAAGAACTGAATCAGCAAGCTCAGTTTCAGTGTAAGTCTTTATGATCTTATCTACTTCCCTTGTCGCAACGCTTGAGTAAGTTCCGGCTGAAATGACATAAAGGCTTACAGCTTCCTCCCGCCCGCTGCCCAATATATAGAATTGGCCTTCAAGCTCTGTTTCGCAATGAGTCCCCACTACGCCACACTTAACCGCCTTACCTTCGATGCGCCTAAATGCGAAATTCTCTGTAGCCTGGTTTATAAAATATTCAGTAGTGTATCTGTTAAAAGCTGCAATCTGGTTATCAGATGTGCGATCAACCGCTAATGTGGGATCGGGTGAAAACTCTGATGTAGCAAACTTCAAGGGGTCAATGCTTGATTCGGTTAAAATATCTGAATGAAACAAATATTCTCCATCTGTGAAAAAGTAATAGCCGTCAATCCATGTATGGTCGATAGGTACGCCAAGATCAGCGTCAATGCTCTGTGTTAATGTTGTTCCATCGTAGAGCCACCATTTGCCATCTACTACGATTGACTGGGTATTAAATGAATGCGCCATTGATGCGCGCTTAGTGCCCGTGATATCGCCTATCTCGCTTACTGTGCCATCAGCGGCTACGCTAATCATTTTAGTGCCCGATACCCGGTAATGATTGCTTTGTCGCTCATTCCAGTAGCCCCCACGATCAACACCTGAACCGGTGCCATGCAAAGAAAGCCCAGCATGGGACAATAAATATCCACTTGCGCCCAGTATATCTTTCTTTACCGCTGTAAAATTAACAGGCAAAGAATCTCGGTAATCTGCGTTATCTACTGTTTTGTCACCCTTGATTATAGGTAAGGATAATTCAGGCATTAGCTAACCGTTGGTACTGATTGAACTTCAAAATTAATTGTTCTGATCTCTATACGTCCGGTATCAGTGGTTATTGTGATTTTTACTTGCTGCCAAACACCTTCAATATTTGCTAAAGCTTTAATTCGATAGCTTATAAGCGGATCATCGTTGGAATCTGACTCAACACTAAGGCCGGCATCAGCCGCTATCGTGTAAGATGACAATGTTTCGCCAGAAAGATATGTTTCAAAGTCTTCTGTGAAGTCGCTTATCTCACCAATTTTAATTATATTGGTTGCGCATTCATTAGGCGGTAATTCAACGGGCACTTGGTAATGCCGGTAACGATCTCTATTGCCGCTGCCTCTTGGCATTCTGCGTGGAGGTTGGACTTCTCTAATTCTTTGGCTTGCTGTTATAGATGCTGCTGATGATAGTGTTCCTGATGCGAGTAATCCGAGTGATTGAGGTATTTCTTTGCCAAAATCGGATAGCAGTCTTACAGCCAGGTTTGTTTCTAATAAGCTTTTAAATTTACGTTTGACATTAGTTTCACTGTTTGCATCTGGTTCATTCTCAAAATTGTAGCCAATACAGATATTTGACGCGCTTAATTCTTCTGCTAAATCCTCAAGCCGATCAAGTGCCAGAGCTGTATCATTCGGAGTCGCCTGAACTGTGAGGCCTGATATTCTGATGCGAGAATAAGCCCCGTTTATTACTTCAATCTTCAGCGTCATAATCAAGCTCTGATCTTAGTGTGCTAATGCGTTTGGTGTCCCATTTTTCAATGCCAGCGGCTTTAGCGGCTTCGCGAATATCATCATTTGATGCCTCAGAACCTTCCTCTTCGCTCAAGGTTTCGCCTTCCGGATCAGCAGTCCATCCAGTATTTAGCATCGAAGGAACATAAGTTGCATCAACTAATTCTTTTTCACCGTCTTTGTGTAGCCATGTAGCCATTTTATTACCCTCATAAGAAAGGGGCCGTTAAGCCCCTTATAGTTTAGTAGGTTACACCAACGCCAACCCGTGAAGGGTCTTTGATAGTGATTCCGTACCATGTGAACAAACGATACCTGAAGTTCATAGTCGCAATGTTTCCATCAAAAATCATGTACATTTCTTGACCATTCTTCATTGTGTGGCTAACTGACTTATATCCGCTAAACTGCTTAAACAGGTCAGCAGGAATAGTCCCACCAAGTACCTCAACCGCATCCTTATCCCAAAACAGATTTACTTTGTTGGTCGCGTCAATATTCAGACGGTCAACAGTATCCGCATTAGCAATAGTGGTATCGATATTAGCATAAGCTTTTTCGGTGAGAGTCAATGCCCCATCATCAGCAGCTATCGGTTTAGGATAGACTGTAATTGAAGTAGCAGTAGGTTTAGCAACAATGGTAAAGGTCATTAATTGGCCGGACGGTGTTTTATCCGCAAGACCAACTGACTGAACCGCGCCAATAGTTACTTTATCACCAACATTGTAACTTCCAGAAGCTGCCACGGGAATTACCGCTGATCGGTAATCTACGTTAGTAGCAACACCTGTTACAGCATCAATTGACCCACCTTCAGGTTTAAAGGACTGAGCACCCGTTACTGTGGTTGCTGGGTTCGCACCACCTGCCAGGTTAGGCAAGAATGAGCCGGTGGAAACATCGAATTCAGCAACGTTTGCACCTATCTGGCCTTTAGCCCAAGCACCTTCTGGCCGCCCCTGTACCGTTTGACGTGCCGCTAAGTCGGTACTAAACAACTTGGTGTCACGATCATTAATCAAGTAACAACGGCCATTATCCATACCTTGTCGCTCATTCATTGTGGCTTGAGCTTCAGAAATGAAGTCGTAACCACTTGTAGCATTTGAGCGATAAAACATAGATCCTTGCGTTGTCATGGCAGCCGCAATTGCCCGGTTAAGTTCCGTTGCTTGCTGCCTTCCTGATTGCTTACCGCGCTTTTCCCAAAATTGGGTATCACGCATATCATCTGCACGCTGCTGAACAAAATCATTAGAAGGCGTACCCAATATAGCGGGATATGTTTCTTCAATGATTTCTTGCTCGTTACCTGTCATATCCCAACCGGATATAATGGGCGCATGCTGTTGGACTGAACGCCATACAAAGTTGTTGCCATTTTGCATTTTTGCCGGATCAGGTTCGTAAAAATCAACCTTATCAAGCAGCATATCTTGAGGTTCATATGTTTCTACAGCATTCTGCAAAAGAACCTCTACAATCTTACCTGTGCTAGGCATTAGCTATCTCCTAATTACCAATTGTTTACGTTGGCACCTGCTTGCCTCGCCTTCATTCTGGCGTTAAAGGCCGCTTGCGTGTCATTTGCAGCACTTGCTTTGTCATACTCTTTCTTCAAAGCTTTGTGCTCATCACCGCCAGCAGCATCGCCGCTTAAATTAGGCGCGGGTTTAGGTGCATTTGTTTTTCGTTTTTGAGGTGCATTCAATTGTGATTTAAGCTCGCCTAAATACATGGCGGCTTTAAGACCACTGGAATCAGCAGTTAATAAGCTCTGTAATTTGGTGCGTTTGGCAGTATTAACACCAAGGCTATAAAAAACCTTTTCGCTACCATCACCCAAATCTGTAATGAGTTTATCGGTTATAGCATCGCCACTTCCTGGTAATACAGCGTCAATTGCTGCTCTTACTGTTCGATCTGATGCTTGATAATTCTCTGCTTTGATTCCACTTTCTTCGGAAAGCTTTGCTGCACGCTCGTAGTGCTGATCAACACCTGCATTTATTTCATCAGTAAATGCTTTCTGCTGCCTGTTGGATTCGGCTTCTTTGGCTTGTGCCGCCTGTTTCGCTACTAGTTTTTCCGCGTTGAAATCTGTCAATGCTTCAATATAAGCACCATCAG